CTTCAGCTTCTTTTTTCATTTCCTCAATATCGTCTTCTTCTTCATCATCTTCTTCTTCATCTTCGTCTTCTTCTGCCATTAGTTGGTCCTTCATTTTTTTGAAGTCAACGGCGCAAGCAACCATTGCGTCTTTTTCGCTGCGAGGAGATGCCGCTACACATTTGGCCATGAATTTTTGATAAACCTTTTTTTCCTTGTCGGTCATGGTCATTTCGGCAATGGACACTTCGACCACGCCATTTTTAATTTCGACTTTTTTCTCAAGAGGGATTGGAATTTGTTCAGGACTCATAATTTTTACTGTGATGAAGGATAGCGGCAGAATAAAAATCTAATTGATGAGACTCAGCAATTTCTGAAACCTCATCAAGAAGACCTAGTGATTCGATTTTGTTAAAGTCTTTTACACATTCTAAAGCATTTGTTTCCCAATTATCTAAATCATGAGCGCAAACAATTTTTTTGCAAAGCTCTTCTAGTGCAGAAGTTTGCTGTTTAGATAGCTTCTTAATGCCCATATTTTCTCTAGCTTTTGCTTTAACAAGAGAATCAAGAGCCTCGATTTTGTAGATAATTTCTTGAATGTTTTTGCGGGAGAAATTAGCTTCTGTGATTGCACCTTCTGGGCGACCTGCACTCTTTGGAGTTTCGTTAGTACCGCCATCTGCGCTGGGGATAACTGGTACGCCGCCCACAATCGGATTATAATATCCCTTACCTCTGTCAGCGACAAAGGTTTCTTGAGCAGGGGCAATTTCATCAGCTTGTGGGAATCTGCCAGTATTAAACACTGTAAGACCTTGCTGTGGAGTGATAACACCAAGTTCCATGAGGCGTGTGGTAACGCGAAGAAGCTGAGTATTGTCCTTAAAGTCAATCTCCTTAAAGCGAGCTTCTGGATAAGCTCTGAAGCCTAAAGCTTTGGCGATGCGCTTGATTTCTGGCTGTAAAAATTCATTTAAAAATGCTTGACGGCTTTCTTTCAAGCGGTCAATAAACATGTCAATCTTGGTGGCGATATTACCGTACTTATCGTCGCCAAAGAAAATATTTTGAAGACCTTGCTCAATGTCCTTATTTAAGGTTTCATACTTGGCTGGTCCAAGTACCTTGTTAAGGTCAGGAATAACGAAGTCAGCTTTTGTTGTGTAGTCTGAAATGAGGACTCGTCCAACAGATTCGTTTCGGAACAAGTCTTGCATCGCTCGGAGATTATTGTGGTTAATGCCTCCTTTGTCGGGCGGTGCGCCCATTGTGATAAGTAAGATGACGTTCTCAACAGTTCGCGTAATTGCTTGGTCCATTTTCTTGAGTTCAAGCTTGGCGTTAATGTCTTGAAGCACAGGAAAGCCGAAAGGAATAGCGAACGGTTCATAGTCTTGTTTTTTGTAAAATGCGAAATGTAAGCGAGTTGGGTCAATCTTAATTTTTAAACCATTCTTTGCAAAACCGCCGCGATTAATTTCCTGACGAACATTCTCTGGAAATGAATTTAAAAGCTCGCGGTCTTCGTCTGATTGAGGGTGACGCAAACGCTCCAAGTCATACTCTGAAAGCACCTTTTCATAAGCGACTGCGCTAAAAGTAGTGGCTCGCTTCGCTACAATATCAAACGGATTAAGCATAATATATTTCAGCGGAATAGTATTTGCCGAAACATCGCCTTCTGCGGCATACATTGTGGAAAGCTTCTTGAAGTCCTCTAGGTCGAACTTACCATCCGTGCGATAAATGAAAATATTGCCACTGCGATAATATTCACGGAAGAACTGATCCTTCAAATCCCACATGCGAATCTTGCGCATCCAACGATAGAAGAAATCTTTTGATTTGTCTGTGCCGCCTTCTAGATAAATTTCGCCGTTGGAAAACTCTGACATTAAATCAATGGCATTGCGGAAAATTGGAACATTGGCATAAGCCTTTTGGCAAAGCTCAATAGCTTCGCGAATATAAACTCCGTCATTGGAGAAACTATATGGCAACATGCCAGCGCGAATGCTGCTATATCGGTCAAAAACTGGAGCTAGTGCGGCTCGGTTGAATCTGCCGCCAGTAGCGTCAGTTCTGCTCAATGGCTCGCGAGAAGCAGAAGAAATTTTAAGCTGTACTGAAGCGTCCGAAGTATAAAACGGTTCTCCCGCCAATACAGGATCAATGTTTGCTTGAGTTTGTTCTGGAAAGTCTGGGATTGACTTTTGTTCGAATTTCTTCCAGTAATCGGATTTTTTATTATAGGAGCGGGCCATCGTTTATATTACACTTAAAAAGTTAGAAATCTAACTTTAAAAGTGACTTACGCAAAGAATGGCGTGAACGTAGCTTCAACATCTTCTGGTTTGAAATCCATCATGTCAAAATACGTTTGAATCATCCAATTACCCAATACTAGAGCAGAATAAGAGTCTCGACGCGCTTTGTCTGGGCCAGTTTGACGGCGAATGTTTTGTGGCAAGTCAAATGACTGAGTTCCTTGAGCAGTAGTAGAAATTTGAATAAGGGCGCACTGAGCTTTTGTAAGATCAATCATATCTTTCTGATGCTCAATAAAGTCAATAGTTTTTGCGGCTGAATTTTTCTCTTCACTGTCTGCCACTCTTAAAAATTTAAGTTTATCAATGGGAACGTGTTTCTGACGTTGACGCTGATAGTCGTCATTAATTGCTGAAGAGGCGAACCAAACTCGCTTATGGTCGAAAGCGGATTGCAGAAGCTCGTTAGCACTGCGAATCCAAGAAGAGGTTGGCTTTCTTAAGTGGCAAATTCTCCTGCCTTGCAAATTGTACTGGTTTCTTGCTTCTCGTAGAGCATTCTGATACTCTTGTGGGTTATCAAAGTCTGCGTCAAAGCATTCGATTTTAATTTCTGCCTCTTTGAAGATTTCGCTTTCATTGCAAGCATTAAGGAATTGAACGCCACCGTTATAGTCACCAACCATGGCAACAATATTGAAATGAGTAAGCAAATAATAAAGATAAAAAATGTGGCTCTTCAGGCTCGTTCCAGAAATGGCGTAGCTATGCACAAGAGTACCGATTTTACGGTCTTTATTTAGTTTGAATACATGCATAGCGAAATCGTCAGAACTCTCGCTCTCGGACCACGAAGGGTCAAAAGAAAGCAAGTATTCATCGTTGGGTTCGCCAGAAATTTCTACGCACTGTCCCTGACCATCTTCAATGGTGCAAGCTGCCATTTTACTAACTTTAAAATAGCCGCTGGAGTCGTCAGTAAAAATAGAACCAAACTCTCGGTCAAACTGAGACTGACTCATTGTTGATTTGGCTTGTTGAATCAATGATTGGTCATACAACTGCGTGGGAGCGCAGTCATAGCTAAGATGCATAATCGTGCGGTGAGCAACGTCGCTCTTCTCAGGATTGAGAATAAGATTCTCGTATTGCTGATAGAGCTTGTATAAATATTCGAACTTGTAGGAGGCAGAAGAAAGGCCAATGATTTTATTGTTTGGCCATTGAGTGCGTTCTTCTTCGGTAAGATTACCGTTTTCAATCAACTGAGTTTCTAAGTTGTAAATCTCTTGACGCTCAGTTGGGTTTTCTACTACAGAAAGGAACGGAACAATAACTTCGTTATAGATTCGTTCTGGCATGAGCAAGAACTCGTCAATAATCATTCGTTGAAAGCGGAAACCACGGAGCTTTTCGCCATCGCCAAGAGGCAGCGCAGTAATCTTGCTGCGACCAATTTCCATTACCCACTGGTCATTGTTTTTCGAAATGCGAGTTACGGCTTCTGAAAACATTGCTGCTTTCGGAGTTTTCATAATGTCCTCAATCTTGTTGAAGATCATTCGGCTCTGTCGGAAAGACTTGGAAATGATGCCAATATGCACTCCTTGATGCAGAACAGCGTCTAGAGCCGCGAATAAACCAGTGGTAAAGCTTTTACTCTGGCCACGACTCCAAATGCCTAAAAAGTAATCTGTGAGCATCATGGCTTTAATTGCCATGTGTTGAAACGGAAACAATCTAATGCCTGTTAAAAGCTCGCAAGTAAATGAGGGATTTTCTTTCAGGAATTTATAAAGAAGAATCTTGGCTTCCTTTTCTTCAAGGTAGCCCTCTTTCGCAAGAATCTCTTGATTAATTTTGTCGAAGTGCTTTCGACGTTTTTGGTTTCCTTCAATCCAAGCCATTTAAAAGTCCCTCATTAATATAATATTGTAAATCAACATTCCATAACTTTCTACCGTGCTTTAACAAGCGAGGAATGAGTTTGACGCTGTTCTCACGATTAGAAGTCATTACGAATTGGCAGCAGTCCTTAAATTCTAGTTGCAAAGCTCTCATATTGTGATAGATATAAGATAGATTAGCTTGGTGCTTTGATTTACTGTTGTTTTTTTCTATCTGCTCAAGATCGCTTTCTACAACCACAAAAATAAAACAATCTTGATCTCTTGCTCTCTGCAATTCCCTGCGAAAACGCTCGTAGTTGTCCTGACTTAGAGTAGATTTAAAATCGCCCTCTGATTTTCGGTCAACAAAGGTATAGTCAAAAAATTGATTTTCAATACCATAATCGCCCAAATCCAATTTGAGAGATTCGCTTTGAGGAAATGAAAGAGGTTGCTGTTCTCGGGTGTCAATGAAGATTTTAGCATTTACTTTTTGAGTAAAGTCTTTGGGCAGTCGGCTATTTAAAAATGGTTTCCCACTAACGCTCTCGCTCGCGTGCGTATAACTATCAAAAAAATACTTAAACACATGAATACTTGGCAAACCATAACTAGTTAGCATTAATTCTGATGGGGAAACGCCATCCTTTATTTTAGGAGTTAGCATATCTAAAAGAACCATCTGAACTCCTAAATCTTCTTTATGTTGATGGATAAAAAACTTTTTCTGATTGTCTGTATTTAAAAAATAGCTGGAAAAGTATTGCTCTTTGTTTTTGAATGGCAACAAGTCGCCAGTTAATAAATCTTTGCGGCGAAAATGCTTTACATAATAATCATGCAAAAACATATCATGCTTCTTTATGTGAGCATGAAGGCTTCGTTCGCTATCGAACGACTGCTGGCACTCTAAACATTTAAATGACATCATCTTTTGCTAGACCAAGAACACGCGCTTTCCATTCGCCCATGCTTTCAAGGCGGTTAGCTTCTTGAGATACGATTTCTTTTTGCATTTCTGCAATTTTAACCATATTTTTTCTCTCCTCTTCATCTTGGAAAAGCTGAACAAGAGAAATGATTGAGGCGTTTTCTTTATTGCGGCTTTTCATTCTTTCCGCACGATCACCTTGTAATTTTTTAGTCAAGTTTTCGATTCGTCCTTCGCACTGGTGGTATTCACCAGATTTTGCTTTAATAATTTCGGCCAAACGAACAGTCATGTCTTGCTGATCTTCAATCTCGTCGAACTGTTCATTTAGTTTATTTAAATGCTTGCCAATTACTTCAAGATTAATGATTTCTTTACACACGTTCATGTAAAGGTTAAGCTCATCGGCAGATAGGTCAGGCTTATCCCAAGTCAAACGAATAAACTCTTCTTCGAACAATACTCGGTCTTTCATAGACAAGTAGTTGTTCATGATCGCAACGAATCGCGAATTATTTAAGTTAACCCCAAGCTTATCAATGCAAACCCTGTATTGGCGCGATAATTTAGTTTCGTCAAGGGTTAAGCCAGTAGCATCATTGACCTTTTTAAGAACGCGGCTAAAAGCTTTTGGCGCAACATAGTCTGTGAGGGCAGCATTCTCATTACCCATCACAAAGTCAGGGTTGATTGAACGAATGTAATCTAAGACTGCTCGCTGCTCCATTCCAAGCTTCTTTACTTCTCTGTCAGCAAAAATTAATTCAGCAATTCGCAGGGAAGATAGTCCAGCTTGCGCTTGAAGCAAAATAAATTCTTTTTGAGCGTCGGTTAATTCAATCTCGTCATTTTTAACCTTTTTAGTGGTCGAGTATTGTAAATTGTTTTCTGTTAGGAACTTGCTCACTAGTCGTCCCTCTTTCTTTCGCCCATCTAATGTCTGGTCGTTGAAACAAGCTCTTGTAAGCTCGTTTAAGTCAGGGGTCTTTGCGAAGTTTTCGCGCAGGAATTGTTTTTGCGCCTCTGTTAGTTCTTTCATAAAATATCAGAGTTTTTTAAAATTTCGATAGCTTTATCTCGGAATAGTTTTTTGAGATTTTTAATTTGTTTATA